GAGGCGCATGAACCCAAAAAACGCCACTCCAAACACCGGAATCCTCACCGGTGCAATATTAGACACTTTCGATGAGGTTTTGACCATCGCCGGGCCATGGTTTCGCAACGAATCCACCGCCGGCGAATTTTTTAGGGCCAAAGAAAAAATCGCCTATGATTTGGCGGAATGGCTGGTCAAATATTATCAAGCAATTAAGAAAGGCAACTAATATGAAAAATCCAAATTGTCCCGAACCCACCCCGATCAAATGCAAATGCGGTCGGAAATTGTGGATTTGGGCCGACCAATTCACCAACACGTGTGAGCGGTGTGGCCGCGATTACGATGGCCAGGGCGATTTGCTCGCGCCCCGGTCACAATGGGGTGAGGAAACGGGCGAAACTTACACCGAAATTATGATGGGGGATTACTAAAATGACCAATGCAAAACGGTATTTGACCGTCGAAGTATTACATAGCCGGTATGGGTCCGACGACATGAACGCATGCCGGCCGGCCACCGAGGCATATTTGGAATGCGAAACCGGGCCATGGTCCGAGGACGACATCACCAAAGACGAACGGCCGGTACTCAAACTGGTCACCCGGACCATCGGGGGTCGGACTTACAAACACGCCGAGCCGGTGGCCAAAACACCCGATGGCCACACCGGTTGGATGAGCGGGGGTGATTACGTCCACTCGCACGATTCGCGATTTCCCAACTCATACCCGTTGTCATTGCACGACCGCACCGAAACGTGGACCGAATACGAAAGTATGAGCCAATGACCGACGAAAAAACCGTCGCCAAGGCCATTGAATGGGCCCGGTACTACCACCGGGCCCAGGTGGATGATGACGGCAAGCCACATTTTGCCCATTGTGATGCGGTGGCCAAATTGGTGATGCAGGTTTGGCCCAAACACAACGCCGCTATCGCCGCCGCATATTTGCATGACATCCTTGAGGATTGCCCGGAGGTCAATGAGGTCAATTTGCGCCAAAACTTCGGCGACATCATCACCGGCTACGTAGTGGAATTGACCAAGGATGAAAAAGGCAATTTCCCCAATTTGCGCTCCACCGAAGCTATGGTGATCAAATTCGCCGATCGGATGCACAACCTAAGCCGCATGAACCCATGGCCACCCGGGCGCCGATCGGCATACAAACGCAAATCGGTATTTTGGCATGATTGACACCATACTACAAATACACTACAATCATAATAATGAAAGTCGAAAAACCCAAAGAAACCATCCGCGAAAAGCGCATCAAGCAATTTTGGATGCAAGTTATTCAGGATTACAATGCCGGCATCCCGGTGCCGATCATCGCCAAGCGCTACCGCAACCCGCAAACCGGCAAACACTACCATCGCACTCATATATATTGGATTTTGAGGCAAGCGGATCGCATCTAAAAATTAAGTCCGGCGCCCCGGGCAAAAAGGGGAATACCAAATGAACAAATCCCAAAAGGTGAGCACCGCCACCCAAGCGGTGCAGGCAATCAAAAAGGGCAAAAATGCCCGGTTATTATCATTAGTACCGGAAGGGCAAAGCCCCAAGGTGTACGTGGACCTGATCAAAACCCAGGTCCTTGGAGTGGATCGGCAGGGCAATCCCCGGCCTGATGAGGATTTGTTGTTGTTTTTGTACACCTGCAAGCGCACCGGCCTCGATCCGTTGACCAAACAAATATATGCGGTGTACCGGTGGGATAGCCGCCAAGGCAAGGAAGTCATGACCATCCAAACCGGCATCGACGGCATGCGTTTGGTGGCTCAACGGTCCGGCAAATATGCCGGCCAGGATGATGTCGAATATATGCCCAAGGATGAAGCCGATGAACACCCGACCAAAGCCAGCGTCGCGGTTTACAAGCAAATCGGCGGCACCCGGGTGTCATTTGCGGCATCGGCCCGATGGTCGGAGTATATCCAAAAGGACAAAAAGGGCAAGCCGATGGGTTTGTGGACCAAAATGCCCTATTTGATGTTGGGCAAATGCGCGGAAGCGCTGGCATTGCGCAAAGCATTTCCCAATGAGCTTTCCGGTATATATGCCGATGAGGAAATGACCCAGGCCAAGGACCCATTGGCCGACCTGCCCAAACCTACCAAGCTTGAAAAACCCAAATCGGGTGGTACTACACCGGCGAAAAAGGCCAAGCTGAGCACCGAGGAGCCCCAAAAACGGGTCAAAACGGTCAAGCCCACTACCAATACCAAGGTGGAGCAATTACGGGCGGATTTGGAGGGTCAAAATGCCAGTAAATAATTACGACCAGGAAATTGAACGCCGGGGCCATCCGGAAAACTTTGACGGTCCCGGCTACACCGGCATGTGCCGAATTTGCGGTGCCGACACCTATTATTCGGAATGCTACCGGTGCGACCATCAACAATGTGAGCAATGTGGGGAAATTTTGACCGCATGCACCTGTGAGGTGAAAAATGAACATTGACATTGAAAAGCTCAAAAGCTTGACCAAAAAGGCCGATGACATTTTTTTGACCCCGGCCGGTGAGGACGTTTTGGAGCAATTGTTGGACATTCAGGATCAGGTGGATCGAGCCGTTGAGGATGCCAAAGCCAAGGTCGAGGCCGCCGGTTTGAAACTCGATCCGAATTTTTCATCAATTCAAGGCGACAAAATCAAAATCACCTACCGGGCATATGGCCCCCGGTATTATGTCGATGAAAAAATGGTCGATCAGCTTGACCCGGAATTATACAAAATCAGCAAGCGCTACTCGGTCAACACCAAGGCCGTGGACGAATGGACCGAAACCCACAAGGGGATGCCGGCCGGGATCAAAGAAGTCGAGCGCTCCAAAAAAATTCACATCGGGAGGAAAAAATGAAATTCCGGGCATCTTATACGGTTTTGAATCAATGGGCCTCGGGCAATTGGGATCGAGCCATCAAAACCTATTTCAAACTGGAAAAATTTGTTACCCCGGCGATGGCCGATGGCAAAATATGGCACGAAAAGTGGGAAAACCACATCAATGACACCAAAACACTACCGGCGGTGTTTGGCGCCGGAGCGCTCCACCATCCAAAGGCCGAAATCAAAAAGGTGGTCGAGCTTGAGCCGTGGTTGGATTTGGTCGGGGTAATTGATTTGTATGACAAACCGGTGATTTACGATTGGAAAACCGGGAAAACATCAAGTGAGGTATACGCGGGAAGCATGCAACCGGGTATATACGGTGTTTTGGCTACTTTTTCCGGCATGTATGCCGATCGAGCCATTATTTACCACTATGATCAATATTCAAAAAAAACCGACATGAGCCTGATTTGGTTGACCGATGAATTATTGAAAACTGCCCACAATTGGATTTTGTCCTATGCTTCCGACATGAACAATTATTTAATCGAAAATAAATTATATGAAAGGTTTGCAGTATGAGTAAAAAACCATTCGATTTTGAGGAAATCAACGAAATGAGGCATATATTGATTGGCGACGACGACAAACCTATGCGGGAATGGAAAAACGTGGCCGAAAACCTATTTTCAGTTATTGTTGGTATGGCTACCAGAGGACAACAACCCCCTATGTTAAAAGACGTAATGGACCAGCTTGATAGAGAATTTGAGGAGGAGTTTGTAATGAACTGGAGGATTAGTAAAGTTATTGGTAAAGGTAATTAGCAATAAATAGGAGGAAGTATGACCAAAGACGAGTATTTATATGACGAGTGGGTTGATGTAATGATGGGCAGGAAGCACGTGATTGGTGGCATATTCACCCAGTCCCAATGGACAGAGTTCTCAACGATAAACTCAATGGTACAAGACCTCTTTCATAAGAAACACGCTGGCTCTTATGAATATGAAAAACTCAAGCCAGAGATTAGGCAAATCGTTAAACAAGTTGTGTCTATGACTTTATTTTATAAAGAACAGTATGTTGGTAAATAAATGAAACCGATTAGGATATTCTTTAGCAAGTTAGGGCGTAAAAACGAATACTTGGGTATTTATGGTGAAAAATCAGCGTACCCAGTCATTTACTTTCGAAAAAGTAAATACGCCACTCAACAGGAGTTTGACGAAATGATTGATGCAATTAAAGGCTTATTTCCAAAGGAAGAAAAATGAAACCCCCTATGTTAAAAGACGTAATAGACTGGCAAAAAAGGTTTGATGAGTTTTGGAGGACGATGATGGATACCCCCGCTAAAAATCTGACTGAAACTGAGGCAGGAGAACAAGTTAAACACTTCATTTCCGACCTCCTCACCCAACTAGAGAGGGAGGTGGAGGGGATGCGAAAAGGGGAACGAGAAAAATGGAAACTGTGGTTGCCAGAAATAGCTAGGGCAGTAGGTTACGACGAAGCAATCGACGACATCCTCAACCTCATCAAAAAGTATTGACCGGCAAATGAGCAAAAGCATATCATGTATATATGGGCCCCGAATTTCACCGGCGGCTCAAGGAAACCTACAAGGACCAATCCAATGAAAGTGACGTATTTGGCCGGCGGCGACCCACGGCCAGGGAAATCGAAAACGCCATTGGCAAGCGGGATGGTTTTGTGGAGCTTGAGCCAGACTATCAACCAACCGAATCCGACCTTGAGGAAAAAACCGATGGGACTTGAACATTTGGACCGGCATTTGGACCCGGATGAGGCCCGCCGACAATTGGAGCGCATAGGTATTTCCAATTCCGACGCGATCGACGCATTGAGCCGGGAAACCGGGTGGGGATCGCATGAATTGCGGGCCCTGGCCCAAATCGCCATGAGTGATGACGGCGGCAATTTACTTGCATATTATTTAGAAAATAGGGGTGAAGCATGAGGCAAAAATCCTTGTGGCAGGCCATCCGGCAATCTTTGCGGGTGTGGTTTGAGTTTTTTTTCATGTCACATGAATAATTACGATTGGTTTATTATTTTTGCCGTATCCTTTTTGGTGGGCATCGGGATCATACAAAATGTGATCATCGGCGAATTGAATCGACGCACCGAAACTCAAAACCGCTTCATTTTGGAGCAATGCCCGCCAATATTAAATACTCCGATTGACTATATATGAAATACATTTTGCAATTGCGGCCGATTAGCAAAAAAAATTCCCGGCGATGGATCAAACGCGGCGGCAAAAAATTCCTGGTCCCGTCCGCGCGCTATGAAAATTTTTTGAGTGAAGCCACCTATCAATTGATGCAACACGCCAAACTCAAGCGCTTCACCGGCCAAGTGTCCGTCCACACCGACCTATACATCAAGGGCAAATACCGGGTGGATGGTGACAATTTGCACACCTCAATTTTGGATGTGTTGCAACACGTGGGCATCCTCACCGATGACGAATTGGTGATGCGGGGATCATACGAAAAACACCCCAATCGTGATGACTGGAGCGTGGAAATATCAATTAGTAATTACGGGGGGCAATAATACCCGGACAGCCAGAGCCGGAGGAGCCAAAAAATCATGACGTGTATTTGACCTGCACCGATTGCGGCAATGAGTTTTTGTGGACCACCGGCGAGCAAGAGTTTTTTTTCGAGCGTGGCTTTGTACCGCCAAAACGGTGCAAACCGTGCCGAGTGAAACGCAAGCAAGCTTTCGCCCGCAACAAAGCGGGTGCGCGAAAATGACGTCATCCGCCTAAGCTTTACAGAAGGGCAGGTCAGTGAAGCTTACCAATGGGCGGAATATTCGGACATCAAAAATGACGGCCAGAACACCGTCAACCTATCAAACACCAAAAACGTCACCGGCTTTTTGGGCCATTTGGCAGTCGAACAATATATTGCCGATTTGGGCCTCGAACATGTCAGCACTTTGCGGGAAAAATACCACGGCGGCGACCCCTTCGACATTCAATATGAGGACGATTTTTTGGAAATCAAAAGCCACCGCAAAACCTACTCACCGGAATACTTTTACAATCAAACCATGTTGGTATTCGACCATCACCAAGTCAAACAGGAAAGCCACTATGTATTCACTTACGTCGAGCCGGATTGGACCGGTGCCCATATATACGGCATTATTGAGGCCGATGATTTTTGGGACCAAAGCGAAGCGGCAATCCTCAACAGCCGCTCCGGCCAGGAAATCCCCTATCATTTTGTCAAATCCCGGCACTTGCGGCCGTTTCGGGATTATTTATTGCATTTGAACCGCTTGAGGATGTAGCATGGCGGAATTGGTGGACACTTTTTGGATTTGCTTGCATTGTCATCGGATGGTCGGGCCGGATGATGGATTTCGATATATTGTCGATGAAGCATATTTGGAAGGTTTGAATGACGGCCGATCGGTGACGCTATCGCCCTATGACGTTGATGTGTGGGCCAGGGGCGTGGTGCATGAACATTGCTATCAGGTAAAATACGGCGTCAATTAAATTGTGTATAATTGTAGTATGACTGAGGCCAACGCAACAAATGCACCGAAATCGAAATCAATGGACCCGCCCAAGGACCCATACAATACCGAGGAATTTGAGGAATTTTTGAAAGCGATCGGGGAATCAAACATTGAAAATTGGTCGATCCTGGCCCAAGCTTTGGGGGTATCGCGCCACACGATCATGCGGTGGAAAAGGCACCCATTGGCCCGGCAGGCCATCAAAACCGCCCTGGCCAAATCCATCGAAGGCATGGAAAAATCAGGCCATGATGATTGGCGCATGCACCGGGAAAAGGCAAAATTGCTAGGTGTCAAGGATGAACAAACGGTCGAGCACCGCATCGATGATGAACAGGTGGGCGACGTATTGGATGCCTTACAATCAAAATACGATGAAATTGGATCAAAGGCTCAAGGACAAGTGGTGGAGGATGCACCACCTATACAAAATCAAGAATAAAGCGGGCGAATTAGTCACCTTCCGGCCCAACCAAATGCAATACCGCTATTGGGCCCAACGCGGCGGCCATCAATACAATGCGATTTTGAAGGCCCGCCAATTCGGCTTCACCACCGATGCTTGCATCGACCTTTTGGACGAATCACTCTGGGTGCCCGGTACGGCTTGCGCCATCATTGCCCATGAGCGGGCGGCTCTCGATGAAATTTTCCAAATAGTCAAACGGGCATATACCAACATGCCCGACGAAATCAAGCCGGAAACCAAAACCGACACCATTCGCATGTACCGCTTCACCCACCGCTTTGATGGCTTCCCCTTGGATTCAAGCATATATGTGGCCCTCAAATTGCGATCCGGTACGGTGCAACGATTGCACGTGTCCGAATCGGCTTACATCAAGGACCGGGCCGAATTGGTGGCCGGCTCCAAACAAGCGGTGCCCAAAACCGGCCGCATCACCGAGGAAACCACCGGCAACGGCTTCAATGAATTTTATGACTTTTTCATGGGTTACTATCACAAACAAAGCCTGGCCCCGACCGATTATAAAACCCATTTTTTCCCTTGGTTTGAAAATCCCGACTATGCCTTGCCGGGAGCAATTCCCGACGATGACAAAACCAAAACCGAAATCGACCTGCAAACCCAACATGATTTGACTGATGGCCAATTGGTATGGCGCCGGTGGAAAATGCAGGAATTGAAGGCCGACATCATTGGGGAAGGTTTGAGCCCGGAGCAATTATTCAAACAGGAATATCCGTCAACCGTAGCGGAAGCATTCCAATCCGGCGTGGGGGCGGTGTTTGATTCGGAGCGCTTGGATGCCGTCAAAATCAAAATACCCTTGCGAAATCCGGCCATCAACCATGCCTCACCGGACAAAATTAAACAGGACAAGGCCCTGCAATCATTGGTCAAAATGCGGGTCAAATTTTGGGAATTGCCGGTGCCGGCCAAAAAATACTACATCGGCGTGGACCCATCCGACGGTGACGGGGCCGACTTTTCATGTATTGACGTATGGACCGAAAAATATGAGCAGGTGGCCCAATACTATGGCAAATTGCGGCCGGATGAATTGTCGGAGCTCACCCGGGACATGGCCGAATTTTACCAACGGGCCTATGTCGGCGTGGAAAACAACATGCTCACCACCATCCTATTTTTGTCAAAAATATATGACCGGTACTATTTTGAAACCAAAATCGATCAAAAAACCATGAAGCGGACCAAAAAATTGGGGTGGAATACCAATTTGAAAACCCGGGATGTGATGATTGACGAATTTAATATTTTATTTGAGCAAGGCGAATTGGGGATCAATTCCCCGATCACCTTGAATGAAATGCGCACCTTTGTCAAAAAACCCAACGGCAAGCGGGAACATGCCGACGGCAAACACGATGACGCGTTATTTGCCGGCATGATCGCCATTCAAATGATCCGACGCAAACCGCGCGGCGGCCGGGTGTTTGAAAAAAATCCCCTTTGATTTTTTGCTATACTTGAAACATGGTTGATGACTATTCCGACACAGAGCCCAGAATGGATGGACCCACAAAAAGTGAAGCGGAAAAGGTTGATGCTGATTTGACGGCCAAAACCAAACCGGCCTGGCCCGATGACGCATCCAAAGCCCGGATCGGTGGGTATGAATACTACGAAAAGCTTTTTTTGGGCCAACATTTCAGCGCATTCAACATGGCCATCGATGACGAACATTTCAATCGCCGGTGGGCCGACTTGCGGTATATCAAAGTCAATTTCGCCGGCATGATCACCAAAATTGTGGCCGATATGCTTTTTTCGGAGCCTGTGAAGGTGCGCATGCCCGAGGGCGACCAGGAATTTGTGGAAAACTTGTGGAAAACCAACAACCTCGACACCCAACTATATGAATCGGCTTTGTCAAATTCATACAAAGGTGACGGGATTTTCAAATTGCGGATCGGCAAAAAGGATTTTGAACAGGACCAATCGACGGTCATCATTGAGGACATCACCCCAAATATATATTTCCCCGAAGTATCAAATTTCAATGTCAGGGAGCGGCCGGCGGTGGAAACTTTGGCTTGGAAAATTAAAATTGGCAAGGATTACTACTTGCGGCAGGAAATCCACACCCGGGGCCAAATTGAAAACAAACTATTTTTGATGAAGGGTGAAAAAATCGACAAGGAAGTGGATTTGGGCATGCTTGGCATCGATGATTTGAAAAACCTGGAAAAAACCGAGGTCAATTTCAACTTATTGGAGCATGTCCCCAATTGGAAAACCGGCTCATTGTATTTTGGCATTTCCGATTACTATGATTTGGATTCCCTATTTTTTGCCATCAACAACCGCATGAGCAAGGTTGACAACATTTTAGACAAACACTCCGACCCGATCCTGGCCGTGCCGCCGGGCATATTGGATGAAAAAGGGCGGGTCAAGAAAAAGTCATTGGGAGTGATTGAAATTGAGGAAGGCGAATCCGGCCAACCGACATACATTACTTGGGACGCGTCCTTGGAAAACGCTTTCAGTGAAATTGAAAAATTGGTCGAATTTATTTACATGATCGGGGAAGTGTCACCGGATGTATTGGGCATGGGTGAGGGCCAATCCGATTCCGGCCGGGCCCTCAAATTCAAATTGATGCGAACCATTGCCAAAGTCGCCCGGAAAAAATTGTATTATGACACCGCCATCAAGCGGGTATTGTACAAGGCCCAAGTATTGGCCAAGCAATACAACATCAAAATCGACGGCAAATCATTGCAAGGCGATCCCATGATGCCCGAGCTTGAATGGTCCGACGGCTTGCCGATCGATGGCACCGAAATGATCACCGATGAAGTGATGCAGGTCGATGCCGGCCTCAAATCCAAAAAGGCCGCCATTATGACCATCAACCAAGTGGATGAAGAATCGGCCAAGGAAATGCTCAAGGAAGCCGATGACGAATCCAAAAAAGCATTTGAGGGCATGAAATTGACGCCCAATTTTCAACCGGCCGGCCAGAATGATGACCAGGATCAGGGAAATGAGTAGCCAATATGTATCCTTTGGAAGTCGAGGTCAACGAAAAAAACCTCCAAAAAATTATCGGCACCTATAAAGCCGCATACAAGGATATTGTGGGCGAAATCGCTGGCGCCACCGATTGGGGTGTACAAAACCGCAAAAAAATCCTCAAACAAATTGAGGTCATTTTGTCCGAGCTTGGTGAAAATACCAACGATTGGATCAAACAGGAAATTCCCGAGTATTACGAATTGGGCGCCGACGATGCGGTCAAGCAATTGAAGAATGTCCGGGCACCGGTGGCGGTGGAAACCGGTTTCAACCAAATCCACAAGGATGCCATCGCCGCCCTGGTGGATGAAACCGCCAAAGCATTCGCCGAGGGCTTGGTGGGCGTGGACCGGAATGCCCAATTGTTGTTGGGCCGCTTTTCCCGGGAAGCCCTCACCCAAAAAATGGCCTCCGGCATGGTTTCCGGGGCGGCTTTGCGCAATGTTAAGCGGGAAATGAAGGGCCGATTGATGGAGGATGGATTGGCCGCCATCGTGGATCGGGGCGGTCGGTCATGGACCCTCGATCGATATTCCGAAATGCTTTTCCGGACCAAGGTGGTGGAAACCCGCAATCGGGGAATCGCCAATCGACTGGTGGAAAATGGGTATGATTTGGTGCAGGTATCAAATCATGGTAAAAGCTCATGCCCCTTGTGCCTTCCCTGGCAAGGCAAGGTCCTGTCATCCACCGGCGCTACTAGAGGTTATGACACCGTGATTGATGCCGAGCGGGCCGGCTTATTTCATCCCAATTGCCGGCATGCCATCAATGTATTGGTGCCCAAAATAGCCAAAATGACCCGAGCATACGATCCGGAGAAGGGAGCATATGACCCCGCCGGCGAATCGATGCGGGGTCCGATCAAAGAACAAGTCAAAAAAAATATGACCGACCCGGCCAAAAAACACCAGGAAAAATTCAAGCAAAATTTTGAGAAAATCAGCAAAAAACTCAACGTCGATCATCATATTGGCTCACCCAAAAAATTGGAGCGCTCCACCAACAAAGTGATCAATGACTATAACGCCGAAACTTTTGAGCTCAAGGACACCAATCGGGGGGCCGTCATTATCAGAAACCCATGGGACAAAAAGGAATTTGACGCTATTGTGGAATCGGTATCGGAGCACTATGAAATACACCGGGTCAAAGAAAAATTGCATGAGGAAACCGGCTATGCCATGAACATGGTCAACATCAAATTGCCCGGTGGCAGGATCGGTGAGGTGCAAGTGACTTATGAGGAAATGTGGACGGCCAAAACCGAACTTGGCGGCGACAAATTATATGATGTGGTCCGGGTCAAGGGCCCGGAATGGCGCAAAGCGGAAAAACAAATGTTGAAACTTTATTCGGAAGCCCGGGACGCGGCCTTGGATCGCACCGGCGTGGGCAAACCCTGACGATTTTCGGCGGCCTTTTCAAATGTTGCCCGGCCTACTCGCCGGCCTTCGACCATGGCTTTGATCGGGGGGTAGGGATTGCCCCAATGATTGATGGCCGTGACTTCATCCACCCCGGTATTGAAAACCTTGACGAAAACATCAAAATCGACTTCAAAGTATTGTGGCAAATCGGGCATTTGTGCACCTCCACCTATATACTACAATCATCCTACATTATTTGCAAGTGGTTTGACCATGCCGCCGACAAATGTATATAATGCCAGTATATAACATTTACCCGGCGCGGGCAGGCCGCGACACCAACTGAGGGGAAAATATGGCAGAAGGTAAAAAATCGGATGCCTCCGATTCAAAAACAGGCGATATTAACAACAAAAAGGAAAAGTCGGACGCGTCGGACGCGAAAAAAACGGATACCGATAATTCCAACTTTGATGTCAGCAAACTTGGGGATGAGGACTTTCAAAAAGTCTTTGACGATCCGCGTTTGTGGCAACACTCAAGGTTCAAAGAACTGACACAACGCGCCAAAAAGGCCGACCAATACGAAACCGAACAAAAAAAACTTGAGGAAAAAAAGCTCAAGGAAGAAAAAAAATATGAAGAATTGGTCGAAAAGCTTGAAAAAGAACGCGAAGAAGCCCAGGAAAAATTCCGGCAGAGCGTAATTGACATGAACATCATGCAAGCGGCCGCAAAGCAAGGCGCGGTTGATCAGGATGCAGTGGTAAAACTGATTGACCGGTCCAAAGTGTCATTGGATGACAACGGCAACGTCGCCGGAGTGGATGAAGCAATCGGTGAGCTCAAGGAATCGCGCAAATACCTATTTGGCGACCCCGGGAGCACCACCCTTGGTAGTGCTACAAACCCAGGCAAGGGCGGAACCGACCAACCCAAGCGCTTCAAACACAGTCAAATTCAGGACCCGGTATTTTACCGGGAAAATGAACAAGACATTTTGGAGGCCATGAAAACCGGCAACATTGAGGATGATTTGTACGGCACCACCACGCCGGGCCCTCAAAAATAACAGTTTTTTCACCATCCCGATCAATTGAATACTTTTGGCATTACTATGTAGTGCAAATTGACTATGATTGGAGGTGAAAAAACTATATGGCAGACGTATTGAACAATACGACAAACGCGGTATTTATTCCCACGATTATTGCCCAAAAAGCGATTGGACGGTTTCCGTCCTATTTGAATTTGGCGAGGACGGTTTCGCGTGATTCCGATTGGGCCACGGCCCAGGAAGGCGACACCATTCGAGTACCGGTGCGCGGTGCGGTTCAGGCCAATGACAAAACGGCCGGATCAAACTTCACCAAGCAAAACCCAACGGCCACCGATGTGTATGTCACTTTAGACACTCACAAAGAAGTCACCCTTACCATCGATGACGTGACCAAGGTTTTGGAAAACCAGGACACCCAGGATGGGTATGCCGATGACGGTGCAATTGCATTGGCCGAAGCGGTTGAAACCGCCCTGGCCTCATTGCATCCAAGCATTGAAAACACGGTCACTTTTGATGATTCCGATGCAACCAGTATCGACACCTCCCTTTTGGATGTCCGGAAATACTTTACCGATCAAAAAGTACCAATGCCCGAGCAACGGTATTTGTACGTCGATGGCACGGCTTACAATGACCTATTGGCCACTGACAAGTACAGTCGGTATGACGCCCGGGGCGATGGTAAAACCATCACCGAGGGTCAAATGATCCGAACATATGGGCTTGAAATCCACGAAAGTCAAATGGTGCAAACCTCCGGATCACCGGTGACTTACCACAATTTGGCCTACACCAAAAACGCGCTTGTGATCGCCTCCCGCCCGTTACCACAACCGGCCAGAGGCACCGGGGTATTGTCCGGCCAAGTGTTCGACCCATCGGTTGGGTTATCACTCCGGACCCTATTCTGGTACAACGGCGACCTTGGAGCACATCAATTGACCCTTGATTTGCTTTTCGGTGTTGCTATCACCGATCAAAGGCGCATTGTCGAAGTCGAAAGCTCATAACATCAACGGTTGACTTTCGCCACAATCAGGGCGGCGGCTTGAAAAAGCTCCGCCCTATTGTGCTATTTCCACCTAATGTAGTATATTAGTCGCATGAGCTTTTACTTGGTCAACCCATTCGGCCGCATTGTGGCCGTCGAAACCGAAAAGGAATTTACCGATTGGCTTGACCAAAAAGGTTTCCGCAAAGCAAAAAAATCCGAAATCAAGGAATATGAACAAGAGCGCTATGACCGCCTGGCCAAAAAAAAGCAGGCCAAGGGCGATCCGGCCATGGGGGTATATATGGCCACCGTGTCACAAACCGGGGCCAACGGCTACGCGGAAGCAAGCCACCACATCATGCGGCATTTGAAGGAAATGGGTGAGGATGTCAAAACCTACTATGACGATCAAAATATTGCCGTATTGTTGCATGCACCTTATGGCATCCTACAAATTGAGGCACCCTTCCGAATTATATACACCATGTTTGAATCCACCCGCATACCCGACGAATGGCATGACTATTTGGCGGCCGCCGACTTGATCCTGGTGCCTTCAAAATTTTGCCAGGATACTTTTGCCCGGGCCGGCTTTGACACCACGGTGGTGCCCTTGGGTTATGACGCCGACACCTACAAACCAGTGGAGCGTCAACCGGTCAAGGAAACCCGCCGGGATTTTACTTTTTTGCACTATAACGCCTTCAATGCCCGCAAAGGATTCATGGAAGCTTTCAATGCCTTTGTGTCGGAGTTTGAACCGGATGAGCCGGTCAAAATGGTATTCAAAACCATCCTCGATCGGCCGCCCATTCCCATCACCAAAACCCAATACCCACACATCGATGTCATCACCGGCAAATATTCACCCAAACAAATGCAAAACCTATTGGCCCGATCGGATTGCTTTGTATTTCCAAGCCGTGGGGAAGGTTTTGGTATTCCTCCATTGGAGGCCATGGCCACCGGTATGCCGGCAATCGTGCCCAATGCCCATGGGATCGCCGAATATTTCAACCCGGAATATATGTATGAAGTCAAAGTGGAAAAGGAATGCCCCGGCCTGTACTTGCGATACAAGGGCCAGGATGTTGGTAGAATGGTGGTATGCGACGCCAAGCATTTGCAAAAGCAAATGCGCCACGTGTATGAACACGAAAAGCAAGCCCGCGCGATGGGTAAAAAAGCGGCCGGATACGTCACCAAATACACCTACGAAAACACCGCCAAACAATTGAAAAGTATTTTTGATGACATCCGCCGCAAACCATTGCCCGTCAAGTCGCGGGTACAAAACATATTAAATTTGAAGCGCATTACATAGGGGGTGATACCAGTGGCCAAGAAAAAAACCGAAAATGAGGCATCCGACAAGCCGTTGAATGAAAAAAATGCCAAATACCGCTATTTTTGCCCCGCTTGCACCGGTCGGGCATTCTATTCCAACAAAAAGGAAAAATTTTCAAGTGTGGTGTGTCAAAATTGCGGTACACAAATCCGCTATGATGCCGGAAACTATATCGAAATTTGAGTGAAAGCAACCGTTGATGAAGGTCAAATACACCGGCGCTTTGGCAGACTATTCAGGCTATGGTGAGGCCGGCCGGCATGATGTCGGCGCCCTGCATGCCGCCGGTGTAGTGCTCACCACCGAAATTCCCAAATACACCATTGAGCTTTCCGATTTTGGCAAATTGGGATCGATTGCACGGGATGCCGAAAATCGGCAATTGGGCTACAAAATCAAAATTTTGCACGTCACTCCCAATGTCTATCAGAAATATTTGGAAGCCGGCAAATACCATGTCGGCCGGGTGTTTTGGGAAACCAACAAACTGCCCTTGGCCTTTGCCAGCAAATGTGAGATTTTGGACGAAATTTGGACCGGCTCCCAATACAATGCCGATGCCATCCGGGCCGCCGGCGTTACCAAACCCATTCACATCATCACCGAGGCCATCGACGCCAACGCGCCCGAACCAAAACCCTATTTGATCCCCAACCAAAACGATTTCAAATTTTACGCCATTTTTGAATGGACCGAACGCAAAAACCCCATGGCACTATTGGAGGCATTTTGGCGGGAATTTGAGGGCACCAAGGGCGTGTCCTTGACCATCAAAACCTATGTGGACAATTTCCAACCAAGCAAATTCGATGAAATCAAGTCATTCATCAAAAAAGCCAAGCGCCGGGTGGATGTGAAAGCATATCCGCCGGTGTATTTATTCACCCAATTGATGGATCGGCGGCAAATGTACCGCTTCCACGCCACATTTGATTGCTATGTATCGCCGCACCGGGGCGAAGGGTGGGGCATTCCCCAAATGGAGGCATTACTAATGGCCAACCCGGTGATTTCCACCAATTGCGGCGGTATTCATGAGTATTTGGAGCACAAAAAAACCGCGTATTTGCTCCCCTATTCCCTTTGCCCGGTCAAAAATAGTCGGAATGATGCTTGGTACACCCTGGACCAGCGATGGGCCGATGTCAAAGTCGATGACATTCGCAAGGGCATGCGGTGGGTATTTGAAAATCAAAAACAGGCCCGGGAAATGGGCTTGGAAGGTCAAAAAGTGGTAAAGTCGAAATTTTCATTTGAGTTTGTGGGTGGGAAAATGTTGGAAAGACTAAAAAAAATTAGTAAAAAACTCGAGCCGCATATATGAAACTTTTGTATTTGTCATGCCATGCCACCCTCGAATATGACGAACTCAAATTGTTTGAGGAATTGGGCATCGATTATTTTGCCCTGGGGTCCTATGTCATCCCCACCCGGCCGGCCGATCCGATCCGGCCGCCGCTCAAACATGCCCCCGACAAAAAACTATATAACACTCCCCTACCCGCCCAACATGAATTGACCCCGGAATTGGTCGAGCCGTTTGACACGGTGATGGTGATGCACCGGCCCGATTGGATCAGCAAAAATTGGGATATTATCAAGGGCAAGCGGGTCATATGGCGCACCATTGGCCAATCGGTGGGGAAAATTGAACAAAAACTGAGGCCCTACCGGGATCAGGGCTTGCAGGTGGTCCGCTATTCGCCCCGCGAAATCAACATCCCCTTCAATATAGGCGCCGATGCGGTCATCCGCTTTTACAAGGACCCAAACGAATACAACCATTGGATCGGTGGAGGCACGGAGTTTGTCACCTTTGCCCAGGACATGCACCACCGGGGTGAGTTTTTGCAGGTGGACGCCTTTTTGGAATTGGTCAAGGATTTCAATGCTCATGTATACGGACCCAAAAACGAAGCCCTCAACAGCTTGAATGGCGGCTTTTTGACTTATGAAGCTATGAAACAAAAATATCGTGATTGCCGGGGGTATATATACACCGGCACCCAACCGGCCTCATACACCCTGACTTTCATTGAAGCCATGATGACCGGCGCTCCGATGATTTGCTTGGGTCCCAAGCATGGCGAAAGCTTAAATTTGGCCCAGGACCTATACGAAATCCCCGATTTGATTCAAAATGAATACAATGGCTTCATTTCCGATGATTTGGGATATTTACGGCAAAAAATGCAGGAATTGAAAACCAATATCAAATTGGCCCGCCGAATTTCCGAAACCGGCCGCCAAACCGCCATCGAATTTTTTGGCAAAGACAATATAAAAAAACAATGGGAGGATTTTTTGTATGATGATCACCGATGAAGTCGCCCGCCGATTGGGACTGGCTATCAATTCCGAATCGGAATACTCCGGCTCCGGGGCCTTGGGTTATCAAGCATTCGATGATGCCGGCGTCGAATGTGAGGTGGGGGAATTTTTGTATGCCATGGTCCGGCTATTGAAGCCCAAGCGCATTTTGGAAACCGGCACCCACAAGGGCATTTCCACCGTGTATATGGCCTTGGCAGTATCGCACAATGCTTTTGCCGCCGAAACTCAAATCGACACCCTTGAATTTTTGCCGGAGCTATACAACACCGCCGCCAGAAATTTCCAAAAAGCCAAGCTTTTTCATTTAATTAACAACATTCAGGCCGATGCCACCAAATGGCAACCGCCGCGCGGTACCCGGTATGACATGGCGCTTTTGGATACCGAGCCGCAATTACGCTTCAATGAATTGGTCCGATTTTGTGATTACATCAAGCCCGGCGGGTATATTTTCATTCATGATTTGCACCGACACATGGGCCAGGTTGATAACACCGAACACGGCTTTGCCTGGCCGTGGGGTGAAATTCCCCACGCTATCAGGGAATTGATCGAGCATAGCCGATTACGGCCCTTCCACTTCCCCACCCCACGTGGCTTGGCCGGATTTTACAAAATACACCCGGAGGATTATGTTTGGGCCTAAGTGTCCGCGATGCAAAAGTCGCAACGTCAAAAAATATGCCGGCGAAAGCTTTTTCCAAATGACCCGGAGGTATATGTGGTATATGCTTTTTTTGGTCACCATATTTTTCAAGCGCAAACCACCGGACAAATATGTTTGCCGCTCATGCGGATTTGAGTGGGGGCGGGCATGAGCCGGGCCGCCATTTTACCCACTCCGGGCGATCCTTTTTTGCTTCACTATTGGTACACCCTTTTCAAATGGTATTGGCGTGATGAAATCGATCGGTTATATATCCACCTCAACACGCCGGTGGCCGCTGAGGTGGTGGAATATGAAAAAAATTTGGTGGCCGACGATCCCAAGGTGACCTTGCTATATACCGACCATCAATTAGAGCACGGGGAAGCCATCAAACGCATACTTCCCCAGGTGACGGAAACCCACACCATGCTCATTGAGGATGATGCCTTTGTGTTTGTAACCGGGGCCGTGGGGGCAGGCTTCCGGTTGTTGGAAAAGCACGGTTTTGAGGTAGTAGGATCGCCCCGGGGATCATGCGGCTTGGAATTGTACAAAGCCGCCGTGTTCAAATGGCTTTTGAATGATGTGGGTGATGGTGAACGGGGGCCCAATTTTTGGCCTTGCTATTTTTTCTCCGAAACCAAGCTTTTGAAGCAAATCGACAATTTCGGCTCCAAATTTTGGCACGCCGGTGAGGTGGTGGAGCCTATTGGCATGGCTTTTGACACCGATCAACACGGCGACACCTTTGTGGAGGCCAGTTTGCAAATAAGGGCTATAATCACAAAGAAAAAAATCGCCGAATTGCGTCAATACCATACCCACCCGGATGACTTAGAGCATTATCGGGAAAAGCGGAGCATTTGGGACGGCAAAGCCGGATGGTGCCATATTGGCTCATTGTCATCAGGTATTTCCGGGCTTTTGCGCGATGATCACAACCGGCCCTTGGCCCGCATGCACCTTGAAAAGCCGCAAGGACCGACCGAATTGGAGCCCAAACCTACCACCGATTTTGAAAAACGGGAATATGAGCGCCGGGTTCAATGGTGGTTGACCTTTTTTGAAGGTCGGGAGCCGGACCGCTTGGATGAATTTGCCACTTACTATCAATTGGGGATTATGCAAATAATCAATCAATTCAAACTAAGCATGAAGCGCATCCGGCGCCGACAAAAAATATATGAGGAGGTGTTGCATGATTTTTGATGTGATTGTATCGTGGCCGGAAAATTGTGATTTTCCACAATGGCGGGAAATGATCAAGCGGGAGCGGCAACGATTCAATCGGGTGATCATTTCAGTGACGCCGGCACCATTGGGCGACAATTATATGCAATTTGTCATGAATATCATGTCGCCCGATTACATCCTTTTCATTGATCCGTATATGACCGGCGGCATCGACTGGCGGCATACGGCCGTCAAACGGGCCTTGGTGCAATCCTACAATGCCGATTGGTTATGGTTTACCGAGCAGGACTTTTACCCAAAGGACGGCTTTTGGGAGCATGTATACAAAGCCGGTGAGGATCACGATGTCATCGGCATCAAACAAGGCGATCGGCTTCATCCGGCTTGCCTATTCATCAAACGCAATACCCTCGAATTGACGTCCAAAGACTTTTCCGCCAAGCCGCCCGAATACGATCATTTCGGCCAAATCCAAAAGGATTTGGAGCTTTTGGAAATCGAGCCGGCCCATATCCCCGATCAATACTTCAAACATTACAATGGCATGACCCACAATTGGCGTTTGATCACCGAAAATGAGCCGCCGAATTATTGCAAAGACGAATTTTATGACTATTTGAGGCAGGTCCTTGATTCCGGAGTATATATTCACCCCACCTGGAGAAAAACGGCAAAAAAGGCCCTTAGAAACGCTTAGACCTATAATTGAAATATATGCAACAATCCACTCCCCTACCCCACCGCACTCCCCTACTCCGACGCGCTTGGGTAAAAAGTAAAAAAATGACACACCCATGCGATAGGGGAGTAGTACCCTATACTATTGCAATAATATGAAAACATACAATGTATTTTGTGATTTCCATCACGCGTCATTGCTTCAATCATTCATCATGTTATTCGAGCGGCGTTTGGGCGGCATGGTGTACCGGCCGATCGGCCGGGAATGGTACAACAAGAACTTTTGGCATGTATTTGAGCATCCGGCCACGGTTGAGCAATATTTGGGCATCGGCGGCAACACGCCCGACGGGTCCCGCAAACTCAATGAGGTGATCAATTATGAGCCATCCGGCGTGTATCAATGCTTTGACATTGATTCGGAAGCATTCAACCGAGCCGTCACCCTCGATTACTTCCAAAAAATGCGCTTTGATTTTGTCATCGCCACCATCCCCACCCATATTGAGCCATTCAAAAAATTGATTGCCGAATATGCACCGGAGGCTAAATTGATATACCAAATCGGCAACGCGTGGACCATTGCGGCCGGTGAAGCCGACAACATTATGGCTTCGGCCTATATCGACAACGTGCCCGATCGGATCAATTTTATTTCCTACCACCAGGAATTTGATTTGGACATTTTCCGGCCACAAGCCACCACGGAAACCAACACTATTTTCAGTTTCATCAATGCCTATGGCCATCAAGCCCATTTTTCATCCGATTGGGCCATGTTCAAAACTTTGGAAAAATTGATGCCCGATTGGGATTTCAAATCATTTGGCGGCTCATGTCGGGATGGGGCCTTGCATGGGACGAAGCAAGTGGCCGAAAAAATTAGCCGGGCACGTTTTGTGTGGCATGTGAAGGCCGGCGGCGACGGCTATGGCCACATCATCCACAACGCATTTGCTATGGGCATCCCGCCAATCGTCAAAATGTCCTACTACCGGCGGAAAATGGCCGGCGACTTGATGATTGATGGGGCGACCTGCATCAACATCGATGATTTGACCCCAAAACAAATTATTGAGAAGGTTACATACTACAATGATCCCGATCGATACCGGGAAATGAGGCAAAAAGCATATGCCAAATTCAAGGAAAAAGTGGATTTTGATGCGGAGGAAGCCAATTTGAGGCAATTTTTGGCCAATTGCTTGACACCATAGCGGATTCAATTGCTATAATGATTCCAAATGGCAACGTATACTTGGACCCTACAAGGCACAGCTCCAACCACAATTGAAGCCACCGACATCGTGCAATTTGCCGGCTCCGGCGGGTTTGACACCGCCATCACCGTAAGCGCATACAATGACACTACCCATGTCGAATCAAGTGTCGGCGCCGATGATTCATCCGGTAATACTCCCCGCAACAACAAATTCATTTCCCAATCAGGTGGCGCCGGCGGCGATTCCCAAGCCGATTGGGGCGACGGCACCGAGGATATTGATGCCATTTTGGATTCCGAATGCGCTTTGAAAATCAATTTTGCCCACGGATCGGCCGTGGCCGTTTCCTCCCATACCTTTTACGCTTATGATGACAGTGTCACCACTAATGGCCCAACCGGCGTCACTTTTGTGGCCGCCGAATCCGGCGACACCAATTTCACCGCCGCCGAGGGCTCCGGATCGGCCCTATCGATCACCGATTCCGGATCATCCACCTCCCATGACTTTTACATCATCATTTCCGCTTCCCCCGATTCGGTTGGCGAAAAAACAGCATTCACTTTACGTGACGAATTAACCTACACTTAATATGCAACGAACAACCGCACTTGATGTGCTCACCAAAGCCGGCGTCCCCGATCCCGAATCCAAAATTGGATCGGTCCGGGTCAGAATCGCCGGGCTCCGGGGGATCAACACCCCGAATCATAAAATCACTTTTCAGGACGGCGTGAGTGAAGCCGATATCCTGGTTGGTGAGGATTCATACTCTTACACGGTGGAGCACGAAGCACAACCAGAATAAACCCCACTCACTTGGCAAGGCCCTTTGGGACTTAATAAGTAGTGATATTTGGAGGTCACAATGAACTCCCATCAGGTACGATGGCAGGTGTCAACCAACAAGGGCGACACCTTTTTTGAAGGCAAAGGAAATTTTACGGAAATCGAGGGCGATTTGTC